GCGTTACCGCGACCACCAACAAGCGTGTTTGCAAAACCTGTGGTTTGTGTTTGCCCTGCCGCATAACCTATATGCGTATCGCCATCTAAAGCAGTTGCAAATTTACCAGCGTTACCGCCCACTAAAACAGCACGAGAGCCAGTCTGATTCGTATACCCCGCCTGATAACCCACGGCTGTGTTATTTGAGGCTGTGGTGTTGGCTTGGAGTGCTTGGCGACCAATAGCTGTGTTGTTAGAGCCAGTGGTGTTGTACACAAGCGCATCGTGTGACAGAGCTGTGTTTTCAACACCTGTGGTGTTGTTACGCATTGCGTTGTAACCAACGGCAGTATTACTTCCAGTGTTGCTGTTTGTAAAAAGAGCGCCATTACCAATTGCAGTAAATACACCCGACGAATTATTAAACGTATAAGCGGCTTGGTAACCTACGGCAACACTGTTTGAACCTGTGGTGTTGGTTTGAAGTGCGGCATAACCTATGCCTACGTTGTTGGAGCCAGTAGTCGTAAAGCGCAAGGAGTCATCACCAACAGCAGTGTTATAACCACCAGTAGTCATTGCTCCAGCAGAAAATACACCAACAGCCACGTTTTCCACACCAGTAGTCAAAGCGGTTAAGGCGCTTGCACCAATAGCCGTTACTTGATTTCCTGTGGCAAGACGAGCGGCACTTGCACCAACGGCAGTGTATTGAATACCTGTTACGTTTGTGTAAGCGGCTTGGTAGCCTACGGCTGTGTTGCTTGATGCTGTGGTGTTTGCTCTTAGAGAATCAGTACCAATTGCTACATTGTTAGAGCCAGTTGTGTTATTAAATAAAGCAGTTTGCCCAAGTGCAGAATTATTTGCGCCTGTTGTATTTGCGTTAGCCGTGCCATAACCAATAGCAGTTAAACCGCTTGCTGTATTTGCATACCCAGCGGCATAGCCCATGGTTGTGTTATATGTTCCAACTGTGTTTGTATACCCAGCTGTAAACCCAACTGCAACGTTATTAGATGCTGTTGTGTTTGCGAAAAGGGCACCGTCTCCAACGGCGGTATTATATGCCCCAGTAGTTGTCGCTTGGCCTGCCTGACTACCAATGAAGGTGTTGTACGGGCCTGTTGTATTTGACAAACCAGCGTTGCTACCAACATAGGTACATGAACCAATTGTGTTTGCAAGACCAGCCCTATATCCAATAGCAGTAAGTGCATTGTTCGTTTGATTGCTGTAAGCGGCCTGATAACCAACAGCCGTATTGTTACTACCAGTTGTATTGGCAGTAAGTGCAACGTGACCAAAGGCTGTATTAAAACTACCAACTGTGTTACCATTTAAAGCCTGAACACCCATAGCTACGTTGTCTGCGCCAGTTGTGTTGCTGTAAAGCGCACGTTGACCAACAGCAGTGACGCCGCCAGTTGTGTTGCTAGTTCCCGCCTGAAAACCAACAGCAGTGAGATTGGAGGCTGTGGTAGTGCTGTAAAGAGCACTTGCGCCAAAGGCCGTATTACTGGTTCCAGTGGTGTCAGAAAATAAAGCCCCGGAACCAACAGCCGTATTATTGTCAGCCGTAGCATACCTTAAGGCCGTATGACCAATACCGATGTTGTTGGAATTCGTTACGTTATCTCTTATGGCGTCCCTACCAATACCGATATTGTTACTACCAGTGGTATTGGCGGTAAGTGCAGTTAGACCAAATGCTTGGTTATCTGCCCCGGTAGTGTTTGACGCTAGCGCGCCAGACCCGAACGCGTTGCTGAAATTTCCTGTGGTGTTTGCCGTTAAAGCATTTTGACCAAATGCCGTTAAATTTGAGCCTGTGGTGTTTGTTGCAAGAGCACTTGCTCCAACCGCAGTATTGCTAGCCACAGCACCCAAACCGCGGCCTACGGTGATGCCGTAAACAGTCAGGTCAGTACCGCTGTACAGCAAGTTGGCAGAAGTTGTTTCCAAGCCCCCAGTGGTGGTGTAAACCACACGACCAGTAGTTAGGCCAGAGTTCACAATACCACCACCAAAATAACTCGTGCCAGAGTTTACATACAGTGCGTATGGGTTGGTGATCGTTGCGCTACCAGCCGCCGCAGGAGCGTTGGCAATATACAGTGTCGATGCGTTGGTATACGTAGTTACGTTGGACGTGGACAGCGTAGGCTGGGCAATACTGTAAAACGGAGCCATTGCCGCAATGGTGCCCGACGAAGTAGTGTCAGTGTAGGTAGAAGCCACACCATACAAGAACGCAGGTGCAGTGACCGTCAGTGCGGCGGCGGCAGAACGACCTGTGGATGGCAGTCTTACCAAGTTTTGAAAACTTACAGGGGAAGCAAATGTGCTAGTTGCGTTGACAGTTAGGGTGTCAGCGGCGGCGTCACCAAGGATGGTGTTGCCTGTGACCGTGAGGTCGGTGAAAGTAATTGCACCGCCACTGGAGCCGACCTTTACAAAGTCGGAACCGTTCCACGCCACCGTTGCGGATTCACCCTTGGCAATAGTCACACCCGTGGTTGGGCCAACACCACGAAGCACAATAGATTGGGTGCCGCCAGAGGCGTTGATCACTGTGTAAATCTTGGACTGCGCGGGGGCCGTGATGTTGCGGGTCGTGGTACCCGAGGCTGGGTTCCACAGAATGATCGCTTGTCGGGCTTGGTTGGACGCACCTGTGGTGGTAGACAAGGTGATGTCCGCATCGGTTGTGATGCTGGTTGTACCTGCAATGGCGGTGTCCAGCAACGAAGTGATGGCGGTGTTTACCGTGTCACCCCAAGTACCAGACAGTTCACCCGTGACTGGAAGGGCCAGACCAAGGAGGGAGGTATATGCTGTCGTCATGTGTTTTCCTTATTAGACTGTCTGGACAGGAGTCCAACTTTGGGTTTGCGCATCATTGATATTTTGCCAGTTTGCGTCTTGGTTGTCATCAATTGGTTCCCAAAGGAACCGGGCGGTAAGAGCGTCTGCAATCGTGGCATTTTCTGTTAAGTACGCATAGAAGATCGAGGCCGCTACAACGGCTTCCACAGAAGCCGTAGCACCCTCAGAAACTGAAGTTTCAAGGGTATGAGCAACAGATACTGTTTCTGACCCTGTGGCGCTTTCGCTTACCGTAGTCTCAAAAATCTGTTGGGTTACGTTTGTCTCTGAAGCAGTTGCAAGTTCATCAACACTTGCAAAATACGCAAAGTTGGCGTCCAGTGCATCCGCGCCTGTGACAGTTTCGGAAACTGAGGTAACAAACGTCTGCGGGGGGTAAGGTAAATACTCAAATAATAATACAGACTCCCCTACCGAAGTTGCAAACACTTGTTGCGCGGAATCAGCGTCAGCCGCCGTAGCTGTCTCACTCATGGACACATTCATAGTGCTTGACGCTACCGACGAGGCATCACTGACTGACGCACCATCCTCAACACCTGAGAAGAAGTTGTGGAACGGGGCTACAAAGTCTATGCCCTCGGCAATCTCGTTAACCGCGCCACTCAACGTGCTTCCAGCGACTGCTTCCGTATCTGAGGTCGTAGCTGTGTCCGAGGTGTCGCGGTAATAAACCGACATACCCCATCCAGCTTCACCCCAAGTGCCAGAACCCCAGCCGCCTTCAGCCATATCAGGCTCCGGTTAATTGATCTTCGTCGAACCAGCGGTGCTATGTTGCATTGTCAGCATCTTTCCACTCCACCAGATATTGAACGACACCGTTCTCATCCATGCGCAGGGCAATCACTGGGCCTTGTGGCACAACAGCGGAGAGCTTTACAACTTCACCTTTTTTGAAAGTAGTAGCCATGTGTGTCTCCTTATGCGGCATCGAGGCTGAACGTGTAGGTCACGTTCAATGTGTCACCAGAGGCAACCACACGGTCACCGGGGGCGGCAAAGTCAGAAGCGGAAAACAGGATACCTGTCGTGCCACTCTTGGTGTTATTGCTGGTCAAGAACGCGCCGCCAACGGTGGCAGTTGCGTTGATGGTGAACGCCGCAGGGGAAGCCGAGTTGGTGATCACTGAAGGATCAGCAGTTGAGGCTGTACCAAACGTGCAAGCAGGGCGTGTAGCGTTGCTGTACGGAACAATTTCAGTCCAGCCAGCGTGTGAGGACATAGTGTCTGCGGCGGCAGGGTTGTTACTTGCGGCGGCACCGTACAAGCCAATATACCAAGTGGCAGTGTAAGAACTGCCAGAGAAGTACTTGCTGTTCATGTCTTGCAGACCTACGTTCACCACAAGGTTGTGCAGTGCTTCAGACCACTTGAGGTTACCCTCAGAGTCGCGGCACTCGATAGAGAATACACCGCCAGCTTGGGCGTGACCATCGGCACTTGAAGCGCGGGTCAGCATTGCACCAATGGTGTCTTGAGAAGATGCGTTATCGTTCAACATAGTTGACTCCTTAATTAAAGCGCAACAGCGCAGATGTGGAATTATTCTCAGGCATTTGCACTGTGAACGAGGTTTGGCAAGTTTTATCTGACCCAAAGTCCAACACAGCAACAGACTTGTTGCTCTTGCTTGCGTTGTAAATCAAAGCGCCACGCGCAGTAAACGCCGCCGGATTCCATGCGGAATTGGCGAAGTCCACGTACACGACACCATTGGAAGACGTGCTGATCGTTATACCCGTGAGGACGTTCCCACCTGCTGTGTAACCCGTACCAACAACTTCATACGAAGTGGTGTAGATCGTGGTACTTGGGCCAAGCGTAGCCAGACCCGTGTACAGCGCCAGCTTGAGCGTGTCCGTAGATAAGTCCTGCTGTGCTTGCAGAATCTGTTGCTTGAAGCTGGTGGTGAGTGTTTGTTGGATTGACATCAGACCACCTGTACACGAGCTTGACCATCACGGTAAGCGTCTTGACGTTGTTTGCCATCGCCCAACTGTTTCAACTGAATCATTGCACGGTCATACATGCTCTGATACAGCGCAATCATGTCGGCCTCACCCTTCATGTAACGAATTGCCTCAATCAACGTACCGTTGAGAAGTGCAGAGTCGAAATTGTCCCCCAACCAAGTTGTTTGGGCAGTGACGATGGACTCGGGGTAATAGTAGTAATGAAGCTCAGTGCCGTACTGCACATCTGGCGTTGGGCCAAGGATGAACGTGAGTTCATTGGGCAGTGCGGAGTTGGGGCCAAAGATGGCGTAGTGCGCGGGTTGCCCTGTGTCAGTGGCTTTGGGGTACGCCTCGCGGATGAAGTTCACGTCCTTGGTGAGCAAGTAGGTGTACTCGTTAGCGTTCGGGCCTGTCAGGGGATAGACTGCAATTGAGTAGACCGACAAGAAATCGTTAGGGGCAGACAAGTACTTGTTGCTGGCAGTCGTCAATCCAGTCACGTTCTTGCGCAAGTTTGCGATCTGAACAGTGTTGTAGATTTTCTGCTCTGCTTGCTTGATGAACATGTCCATGTCCACCGTGGGAAACGTGTTCTCACAGATGTCTGCCACAAACGTAACGAGTTCGGTATACGTCATATCAACCTCACGCCATTGGGCCTCGGGCCAT